GAACACCGCCAGCACCTGTATTATAAATAGGAGCGACACCACCAACTTCGATAGACGGAAGACTGACAGAAAGTTTACCGGAAGAACCAACAGGAACAAAAGCTACATCACCAAACTGAGTGTTAGGCATAGCACCCATATAAAGATCTTTATTCCAATTGGCATAACGAAGCTCAAAAACTGAATCGTTCGGATTAGCATCAAAAAGATCTTTTGAAAAAGCTACAGGTGTAGAATCCTCACCGTTCCAAAAGTCGCAGTTATAAGTCCAAGGCTTATTTACTTCCCATTGAGAATGCCGATAGTAATCATTATAAATCTTTTGATAGGCATAGAACGGGAAAGCAGATAGACGAAGATTAGCAAGCGTCTTAGACGGGTCAGTTTCACCTACACCTAAATAATTAAACAACTTGTAAAAACCACTTGAACGAGCAAAACCAAACATATTATTATGATATGTAGAAGCCTTAACATTGTCAACAGCTTTGTTTAAAGTCGCAAGATCAACCCAAGGAAGTTTACGATTGAAAGTAATACTTTGAGTACCTGATGCAGCATAGTTAGGTTGATTCTCCATAGACATAATAGCCTCGTTTGAATTCCTATACATCAAATGAAGAGGTACAAAGAACCATTCATAATACTCACGAATACGAGTAAATGCAGAAGTGTCAACAGGTTGTGTACGTGTAAACCATTCTTGCGAAACCTGAAATTTATCACCCGGGAGGCAAAATTTCCAATAAACAGGCAATAGTTCACCGACCTTAGCGGTAAAAGCATTTTTATTACCTAAATCAAATCCTGAACGGCGAGGTTTATTTTTAATATCGCCGTAAGAAAAAAGACCAGCCATAAAAATTAATCTTTAAAATTAAACTTAAGTTGAATTATCTCCGTTTCCGAAAGAGCGTCAAGAGGTCTAACAGAAACATCAGTATTTTGCGAAATATGTCTATACTCAATTTCATATAAGTACTGTTTAAAATAATGAACATAACTTTCAGGTATCCCGTCTAATGTATCATTATGAATAGACGGGAAACTCTCAATATCAATACCGTAAGCCATCAGTTATCCCTTACAATAACTTCATGCCGATAAGCAGGAGAATAGGACACATGAACGAACTTCTTCTTCTGATAATAGATCAATTGATCAAAAGGAAGATCAGATTCAGCGATAAGATCAAAGAGTGCTTTCGGGTTATCACAACGAAGATCAGCAGCCAAACCTTGCATGTGCTGCGAAGTAGAAACACCACCAACTAAGCGGTTAAGGAACGGACTACGGAAACCTGAAGTAACAACAATAGGTTTACCATACATTTCACGAACAGGATCAAGTATCCAACGGCAAAGCTCAAGCAGACGATTAATATCGTCCCAGTCGGGAAGATTATTTTCCTGAGCAGTAGACGCCGTAAGAATCATCTCAGTGAAAGAAAAATACTTGGGTCTGTACATAGCTACAATGTTTAATAATGAATCAATGTTTATCACATTCGGCGATCAATGCGCAGTTCAAATCATTAAGATATTTGTGCTTTATACGCTGTCGATTATCTGCAGCAACCTCTGCATAGGCAGCTCGACAAAACGGAGATAAAGCCAGCACTTCACGATAAGAATTACGCATCAACTCGCCGTCAGTAAGTGGATAAAAATATCTAAAATCAACCTGAGTAGACAGGTAATTGTTTTGAGACCAAGACTCAACCTTTAAAAGCTGATCATGAAGATGTTTAGCGTCCATATAGCTATAAAAGGAATAAATCGTTCGAAACGCTTTACGTAATTGACCATAAAAAGCAATATGATTGGACGGAACAGTTATCCAATGATCACAAAGATTGCGATAAGCCAAAAGCAAGCGATACACAGCAGAACATCCCTCTAATTCGCTAAAATTGAGATACAAAGATAAACGACAAGCATTATAGATGAAACGAAGCGTTTCGGGGGCATTGTCCAAACTGTGATCAACTTGCAAATATTTTTTAATAACAAAGAAAGTACGCTTAGCCTGCTCAAACAAAGTCACTTCATCAAGGAACCCATATCTTGAGAGGACTTGAGGTATTTTAGAGACAAAGAGCGCAGTTCTAACGTTAGAATCAACATCCGATACAGAAGAGCGGTCAAGAATGGGGTATAGTCGATTGATAAGCGACCGCTTAGGGAGGCAAAGTGTAGGCTTACCACCGAGAGAGAGGTAAATTCCATCAACGAACTTATCGAATATTTCCGTGTTTTCTTCGGGCTTAAAAGCTTCGATAAACGAGCGTTCCGCAAAATGCTGTGAAAAACGTCCGAATGGCGCGATTTTTCTATTACATCTATAAAACTCGGGAAGACAGTGAGAACTATTAAGATATCCCGCAACGTACGATGAAGCGGAAGACCATACACGTTGCGTATCTGAATTACCAAAGCGCCATGCCTTATCCACAAGCTGTCCAAATACCTGGGCGAGCCGTTCCGAGTCAAAGAAAAATAAGATATGGAAATGCGGACGGAATGTTTTAGGACCGTATTCTCCGACAGTGTACGTATAAATCTTTTCATCTGTATATTTTTTTATTTGTTGATTAATTCTTTTATGAAATAGTTGAACATCTCGGTAATTAAGGTAGGGTAACAAATCGCCCATATTAGGATATTTAACAACAGAACGACCATCAGGATAAACAGTCCTATCAAGATGCGTTTTAGCCAAGAGACCGGTAACAGCTTCATCACTGAGATTAGTTGGATAATCAAATTCTTCATCACAAAAAGACATTTTACGATTATATCCTTGAGATGTAACATACGTGTAAACATGATCACGAGGTACACAACAAAAATGGTAAGAATCATTAAATTTATAAAACCTTGCAACAGGTATATGCTCTGTGGAATAAGTCAAAGTTACAAAGAAACAACAACGAGAAGATACAAGCTGAATGTTACAACGAAGTTCCTTCTGAATAGCTTTATTGGAAAGACACACCTCACATTTACCACATTCAATATATATGGGATCACCTGTATATCTGTTTTTAATAATAACAGGATGCAAACAAGAGCAATATGGTTTAACTACTGGATTAATCATGTACAAAGATAAACGATAAAAATTGAAATGTGCAAGCAAACGTTTTTTTTTTAACTATAAATTAACATTAAAAACATACCTATATATATAGTGATGTCACTTTTGCTAATCATGAACAAGGAGGTTTGAATCGGAAATAACAGTTAATCCGATTTGCTTCGCACAAAAGTGTTAGAACTTCGTACCATTTATTAACATAACTTTATGATGCCTCCGGCGGCCACGGCTGCGGCCCGTGGACAACCGACGTTTTTTTCATTCTTCGCTCCCGCTCGACATAGAGATTTAGGGAGCGTGCCTGCTCCCCCCAGAGGGACCCCCCATGCGCTGGACGGAAAGAGGGGACAGGTAGAATAGTGAAGCAGGAGAGCCAAACGGCTAAGGGCTGACTCATCACGAGCCAGCCGATAGTAATTAACCAACAAAATAAACACACTACCTACGATAGCGTTGACGAGTAGAAGAATAACCCTGATTATCGTCAAATTGTTCTATCACAGAACGACCTTCACGACGGAAAGAACCGAACTTCAACAATGAACCAACGGCATTAGAAAGACCATCAATAAACTTGCCTGCGTTATTGATACCTCTATCCCAACGTGCTTTAACGGGGTCCTGAGACCAACGATCCATCTTACCTGTACGAAAACCAATATCATTGGAAAATTGAGAATAACCACGGTTAAAAGCAGCTTCATTCTCTTTAGCTGTACGGGTAGCATCTATCACGGCATCAGCAGTAGAACGAGCGATCTTATTGGAAATATGTTGACCTTGTGTACGTGCTTCAATTTCCAAGCGAGAAGCAATCAGATTCTTTGCTTGTTCTTCGGAAATAACACCCTCACGAATCATATTCCAATATTGTGCACCATTCATTTGCAACTGTATGCGCTTTTCCTCAGGAAGATACATATTCAGAACTTCCTGTGCATCATTGCGAAGAAGAAGATTAGCTCTCTGTGCAATCGCAACATCCGCTTGTCTCTGAGTAAAATAAGTATCTGCCATAGTCTTTCCAATCTGAGATTCATAAGTAGGAACACCATACTTATCAAGTAAATCAGACTCGGTGCTAGTTTTACGAGCATCAGACATAGATTTCATGGCAGAGGCATAAGAAGCAACATCACCAATCATATTAGTAGGCGTAAACTGATAAGGCGAACCACCTGAACCAGAAGCACCTGAAACAGTATTAGCAGAAGTAGAAGAAGCTGTACCAGCAGAACCACCGCTCATCATCAAATAAGGATTTAAACCAGCAGCTTCTAAGCGTGCACGCTGATTTTTAGCGGAGTTCCACTCATTAGTAGCATCAAACATTGACCGAGCAAAGTCACGTGACTTTTGAGATTCAGAACTCGCCCATTCGTTCTGAATTCCCTGCATTTCAAGCTGATGTTTCCTATTCTTATCTCCTTGCTTATTATTGCCAATTTGATTAACGATGCCACCAGCTAAAGAACCAGCAGCACCGATTGCAGCACCAATCATTCCGTAGACGATTGGGCGACAGATTGAGTAGACTGAGTAGGCTCAACAACAGGAGCCGACAAAGAAGAAGCATAAGCCTGCAAATCAGATTCTAAAAATTGACCCTCAGAAAGAAGATGATCAAGCCAAGAAGCCATTTCAGTAGCCGACTGTATATTGCGATCCTTACAATAATCAAGCAAGAAATCATCATTGTAGTTACGTGTATAATTCGAAGAGCGAGGAACAAGGCTATTCATATAACGGCGTAACTGAGTCTGATTCATATTGTCAATAGCTTTTTGACCAAACAAAATGCCATAATCAGAACAGAACGTAACAGAACCATCTGCATTATGATCAAAAAGAAAATCACCAACGGGATTAGGTTCAGGTAAAATCCCCTGAGCAAGCATTTCAGAGGTCACAACACACCGACAACTCTGCGAGTGATCGGAAATATCAGAGTTAAGCGAATATTTCACAAAACCTCTTAAGGGAGTATTTTTTTCAGACATAACGATAAATATTAATAAGGTAAACCATCGTAAGACAAATTGCGAGCTACACGGACATCAAAATCACAATTGACAAGCAATTGATCAGTATTCCATGAACCATCAGCAACAACACCGAAAATAGGATTGACAACAGACGGATTTATTTTAAACCACGTATAGAAGCCAAAATGCGCACCACCTGGAACATTGTTATTATCAAAATAAATCTTAAGATAATCCTGTCCAATAGGAGCAGTCCAAGATTTTAAAGTGTCAATAAAAGCACCTCGAACAACATCAACAGACGTTTTCCAACTGATATAGCGAGGAACATAACCGAAAGGTCTAGGCTCTTTAATCGGCTGAACATCAGAAGTATTCAATAATGGATAAGATGGGAGTTCTTCAAAACCAATTGAATCCAATTCAGGAACAGGCCACGAATCACCATCAACAGTAGTCATGAACTGAAGATCAGGACCCGTTGGGGCATAATCCAACAAAGGAACTGCGTGATAAATACACATCAGAATACCATGCTCGGTAGTTTTAAATGTTTCAGGTTTATTTACACGATAACCACCAATACCTTTACCGCGGATAATAGCTTCATCAGAAGAAAGGTTAGTATTTTCAACAGCGGAAATATCAATCGAACCATCAAAACCACAAATACGAGTAGAACGATGGGAAGTGATCGGATTTGGAGAAACACCAAAGTGAGCTTTAACCTGTGCAGCATAATTTTGTCCATTCGCCTGAGCAATCTCTTTCCACTTCTGTAAACACTCAGCTGCACGAAGTTGAAGAACATCAAACTTAGAAGAAAACTCGTAAGGAACTTGGATAGTCTTAGCATTGGTTTTCAGATTGGCAACAGAGGCATCAGAAACAGCATAAAAATAAGGACGTAAGGCGTCTGTTTTATTAGCACCATAAGCCGTAACAGTCTGTCCATTCGAAGGAGCACCTTCAATAGCGCCACGAACACCGATCTGAGCATCAGGATGAACACCGCCAGCACCTGTATTATAAATAGGAGCGACACCACCAACTTCGATAGA